AGCGAAGCGCGCTCAACTCATAAAATCCTGATTTTCTGACGTTTTTAACGAATTTTTTGGGTTTTTGATTTGACTTTTTTGGAATAGAATGGTAAATTTTGACCTCAAATGGAATAAAGCAGAAAACGAGTCGTGCACAAGTTGTGCACAAGTTTTTTCTTCCGCGCCCGTTTGACAGCCGGTCAAACGTTCGTGATTCCATGTAAAGGACCAGATAAGATAGCACGGTTTTTCGCAAAGTCAAGGAGAAAAATATGAATCGTCAAAAAAAACGCATCACGCTCACGCTTGTCAAACAGCTTGTCGCATCCGGGGAGGAGTGTCTTGTCCTGGACACCGACATTCTCGGCTTTCAGGTGCGCGTGGCGAAGCGTTCCGTTGCATTTCGCGTTCTGTGGTGCAAGGGAAACAGAAAACTTTATACCATCGGTCATTATCCGGGCATGATGCCGGACGAGGCGCGCGCCGAGGCGGTGAAGATTGTGGCGAAGCTGGAAAACTACGAGACTGTTACCTCGCTTTCCGCTCACCGCTTTCCGACTGTCGGCGAGGCGATGGACGCTTACGTCAAGCATGTAAAAAACAAGGCGAACGCTGTGTCCGTGTTCAATCACTGCGCTCATCTCCGTTCGCGTCGGATCGTCGATCTGCTGCAGGAGGATGTCATTGCGATTCGTGATTCCATGCTCGATCACCCGGCGACCGCGAATCTCGTGGTGAAATATCTTTCCGGCGCGATTTCGCTCTTGATTCGTGAGATGGGGCTGACGATTCCGAATCCGGTTCATGGCGTTTCCAAGTTGCATGTCGAGCCTCGGAAACGTTTTCTCTCGGAAGCCGAGGCTCCGCTGCTCATTGATGAATTGTCGCGCCTTGCGTCCACCTCAATTTATGGCGCGCAGGCTGATGCGCTTCTCATGATGATTTATACCGGACAGCGCAAGTCGAATGTGCTGTCGATGAATCTGTCCGAGATTGTGCGTGACGTGTGGACGATTCCATATAATAAAAGTAAAAACCGCAAGGAGGTTGTCGTGCCGTTGAACGAGTACGCGCAGGAGATTGTCGCGAAGCGGTCGGAAAAGGCGATTGACGGCTATCTGTTCACCTGGCGCGGTTCTGTTCTGTCCGACGTTCGGAAGACGTTCAGAGCGGCTTGCAGTGCGGTCGGCGTCGCAGACTGTCACATCCACGACCTGCGGCGAACGCTCGGCTCCTGGATGCTGATGAACGGCTCGCCGATCGAGGTGGTCAGCAAGACGCTGGGGCATTCGTCCATTCGCGTGACGGAGCAGGTGTACGCTCACCTGCTGCCGAAGAAAATTTCGGACGCTACCTCGTCTGCCGTTCAAGCCATGCGGAAAGGCAAGGTTTGAAAAACGAGGGAAACAAGCAACATATAGCCTCAACTCGCACAAGTCAAGCCGAAACCGGAACTTTTTTATAAAAAAAAAGCGTTTTCCGCTGTTTTTATTTTTTTTCGATTTTTTTCGGAAAGTTCTCGAAACCGATTTGACAATGCTCGAAAGCATGCTAAATTGAACAGCGTCGGGTGAGATTCCCGGTGTTCTTTTCTCTGTTCCGCGATGACAGTCGCGCAAGCTGTAACCAACGAACCACCAATTCGTGATGCTTGTAAAAAGGTTACGTTCCTTTATACAGACCAACTGTATCGAGGTTTTTAAACTATTTTTCCGCAAGTTTGCCTCTGCGTGGTAAACGGTGTACGAGTGGTGTCGTTACCGGGAGCTGTCACTCCATCCACGCAGGGGCTTTTTTTATCTCCGCGAGGAAACGAAATGCAAGTGACAGCTTGTTTTTCTGGCGTTCCGTCCGGGCTACCAATCCGGCGTCGCCGTCTTATCCATGCGGCCTTCTGCCGCTCGCCGCCTCTGCCTCGGCATTGTCGAAAAATCTTTTAGTCCACTAAAACAAAGTGGAATAAAATGGAACAGAATGGTTTTTTCGACAATTGAACATGGGAGCGGGAGTTTTCTCCGTTGGATTTCTTTCGCTCCCAATTTCTTTCTCTCCTTTTCCACCATCATTCATCCGAGGCAGAACTATGGATAAACAAAACAACAATGAGGCTCCGCTCGTCATGGGCGGCTGCGGTCATACCGACGAGGAAGTCGAGGAATGCGCCGCGGGATGCCTCGTGATGCTCATCATCGCCGCCGTGGCTGTTTTGATTCTGTTTGCGTTCGCCTTTTTCAAGAGGTGAACAATGAACGAAAACATGACAGTCAGAAGCGAGTGCAAGCCGCGCGACATGTTCGACGCGCCGAATTTCTCCCACCGTTCAATCATTCAGTGGCTGACAGAAAAGGGCGCGAAGGGCATCATCAATGCCCGCGGCGTCGCCTACATCGTCGGATGCTCTCTGCGCGTCGTCAAGGACGCCGAGCGCGCCGGATTCCTGAAGCCGATCGACAAGGCGACCTATCAGCTGGAAAGCGTGGCGCAGTGGCTCATGAAGAATCCGCGCTTCATCGCGCAGTCACAGCCGTCCTGGGAGGTCGATGAGAAGATGCTGTCCGACATCCGCAACATTCTCCTGGCGCGCCATCAGACCTTGATCGCAAAGTACAACGGCGATGTCGAGGAGCTTGTGCAGGAGATCGCGTTCCGGCTCTCCCGCAAGCGCCGGGTCAACATCTCGGCGTCGACCGCGATCTTCTCCGTCATCGCCGACCTCATCCGTAAAAACAACCGCAGACCGGAACTCGTTCCGATTTCTCAAATCAAGTAAAGGTATCACATGGACTGGATCACTCACGAACCGGAGGACGTCTACCATTCCCGCAGCAAGAGCGGCGAATTCATGTCCTCTCATCTTCTCGCCGATTTCCGCAACTCGCCGCTTCTGTTCCACAAGAAAATATGCGGTCTTGTCACCGAGCCGTCGAATCCGGCGTTCGCGTTCGGCTCCGCTGCTCACAAGTTTATCCTCGAAGGACGCGAGGCGTTCGATGAAGCCTACAACGTCGCGGACGGTCCGATCAACGAGCGGACCGGCGAGCCTTACGGCAAAACGACAAAGGCGTATCAGTCCTGGCTCGATCTCCAGGACCGCGAAATCGTTTCGACCGAGGACTTCGGCAGAATCCTCGACTTCGACCATTCCGTTCAGCTCAACGAGACGGCGCGGCGGCTTCTCTCCGACGGCGAAGCCGAGGGTGTTGCGCGCGCCGAGCTTTCCGGCGTTCCGTGCCAAATCCGCATGGACTTCTTCAATCCGAACGAAGGTCTTGTCGACTTGAAGACCACCGCAGAACTGCGCTACTTCGAGAACGATGCACGCCGTTTCGGCTATGTTTTCCAGATGGCGTTCTATCGCGCCGTCATTCGCATCCTCACCGGCGTTACGTTCCCCGTGCACATCATCGCCGTGGAGAAGTGCGAGCCCTACGCCTGCGGCGTGTGGCTGCTCTCGCCGAACTGCCTTGATGATGCCGAACGCGTGAACGCCGCGGCTCTCGAACGCTTCAAGATGTGCGTCCGCGAAAACGTCTGGCCGACCGGCTATGAGTCCGTTCGCCTCATCGACTCAATATAAGGAGAAAACATGAAACAACTCAACGTGTGTTCCGAATGCGAATTCTATCTTCCGCTTGACGTCGGAAACGGATGCTGCCGTCGCAGACCTCCGGTCGCTGCCGGAACGAGCTTCTTCTCTGCCGTCTATCCGCGCATTGAGAAGGACTTCGCCGCGTGCGGCGAATTCGAACCGAAGACTCCCACTCCAAATTCCATTCCTAAAAATCAAACCAACAAACCCAGGAGAAAAAAATGAATCTTTTGGATTCCGTCATTCGCGGAAAGACGCCGAAGGCTCCGAAGATCGTCCTCTACGGCTACGAGGGCGTCGGCAAGTCCATGTGGGCGGCTCACGCACCCAATCCGATCTTCGTGCAGACCGAGGACGGGTTGAACCAGATCGAGACGAATAAGTTCCCGCTTGCGAAATCGTTTGGCGAGGTCATGAATTACCTCGTTGCCGTCCGGGACGAACCGCACGAGTTCCAGACGCTCGTGGTGGATTCGCTGTCCGGCTTCGAGCCGCTGATCTGGGAAGACGTCTGCAAGCAGTACGGCGTCAAGTCCATCGAAAAGGTGGACGGTGGCTTCGGAAAGGGCTATGTGATCGCCCTTAACTGGTGGACGCAGTTCCGCGACCTCTTGTCTCAAATCAATGAGAAGCGCAATATGATGATAATCCTCATCGCGCATGTCGGCGTGCAGACCGTTAAAGACCCGGAGACCTCGACCTACGACCGCACCGCTCCGCGTCTGCATCCTCGCGCCGAAGGACTGATCTCGCAGTGGGCGGACGCCGTGTTCCAGGCGAAGCAGAAGTTTCGCGTGCAGAAAGCCGCCGAGGGCTTCGGCAATGAACGCAATATCGCGACGGCTGTCGGTTCCGACGGTGGCGAACGCGTCATCCGCACGATCGGAAACGCCGCCGTCATTGCGAAGAACCGCTTCAATCTCCCGGAGGAGATTCCGCTCGATTTCAACGTTTTCCTCAACTATATCACCAATAATCCAACGGAGGCAAAGAATGTCTGAACTCAACTTTAACGCCGAAGAGGTCGCGCCGTCTACTGGCTATGATCTGATTCCCGCGGGCGACTACATCGCCGTCATCAACTCGTCCGAAATGAAGCCCACGCGCACCGGAACGGGCAAGTACCTCTCGCTCGATTTCGAGATCGTCGAGGGCGAGCTCTCCGGTCGGCATCTGTTCGTCAACCTCAACCTCGAAAATCCGAACGCCGAAGCCGTCAAGATCGCCCGCGCCGACCTCTCCGCGATCTGCCGTGCCGTCAACGTCATGCACCTCAAGGATTCCGTCGAGCTGCACAATTTGCCGATGGTGATCTCTGTGGGCGTTCGCAAGGATAAGAATTCCGACGAAATGCGGAACGTCATCCGCAAATACTCGCCGAAGCAGTCCTACGCTCCGAACGCCGCTCCCGCCGCTCCGGCATCCGCTCCCGCAAAGGCTCCGTGGGCGCGATGAACGATGATGGCATAACACTTGAATTGCCGTGGCCGCCGTCCGTGAACCACTATTATAAACATGTCGGCCCGCGCGTCCTTATCAGCCGTGAGGGTCGGCATTACCGCGACTGCATCGCCTCTCTGCTGCAGGCCTCCGGTGTGAAAAAGTTTACGGACAGCGTTTCGCTCGAACTGCTGCTTTATCCACCGGACTTTCGCCGACGCGACATCGACAATATCGAGAAGAGTTTGTTCGACGCGTTGACGTTCGGCGGGCTGTACGAGGATGATTCCCTCATCAAGCGACTGTTCGCCGAAATGCTCGAACCGTGGCCGCCGAACGGGCTGTGCGTTATCCGTATCAAGCCTTATCGCCGAGGAGAACGCCATGCATATTAAGTACGCTCTTGTCCGACAGACCATCCTGGCGATGGATGAAGACGGCGTGGAACGCAAGGTCGCTGTCTGCTATATGCGGAATTACTGCGACCTCGACATCCGCGAGTACCTCTGCATTTCAAAAAAACGGCTTCACGAGGCGCGCATCAAAATCAAGAACGCGCTGCTCGAAGCCGGAATCTTCGATGAGGACTGAACCATGAGAATGTCAATCCAATACAAGAATTTGAAGCTTGTCAATCTTCTGTCGACCGGCGAGTATGAGACCGTCCTTTTTAAGTTCTATCATGGGCTTGGAGACGCAATCGATTTCTATTGCAATTGTCTGCCGGCGCTCCGCGTCCGTTTTCCCGGCATCAAGTTCTACGTTGATTTCCATGCCGGGCAGGAGATGTTGTTCGGCGAAGTCGACCAGGACGAATCCAACTACGACCTCTGCGTGTTCGTGAACTTCCCGTGCGCGGAATGGGACGAGGGCGACGAGACGAAGGCGGAGAAGTGCATGCGCGTTGAAATGGGCGCGCCGTGTCGGCAGAATGATATTTATATTCTGCCGCGCCAGTTCGGCTCTCCGTTTGTCGGCGTGCATTTCTTCTCCACGTCGAACGACGGGCTGTCGTGTGGCGAGTCGGACGCCGAGTTCCTTTGGGATCATATCGCGTCAAGTGGGCTGATTCCGATCGATACTCATTTTTTGCACGAGTCGGCGAAGATTCCGCGCCGTCCGTTCGGCTTCGTCAACCGCTCCGTCTGCGACGATAAGATTCAGCCGAATGTCGGTCTTGTCTGCGGCACCATCCGCGCATGCTCCGGCTTTGCCGGGATCGCCGGTGGCAACTTCTGGGTTGCCCTGGCTACTCTACCGCCGGAGTGCATCCTCTATATCGAGACGGAGTTTCCGGCGTCGAAGCTGACGCATATCCCGGTATGGTCGATGAAGGGCTACGATGAAGACGTCGTGGATTCCTGGCTCTCGTGCGTTCGCCGTTATTTCGACGGAGGTAAACGATGAAACGCTGCTGCGACGGATGCAACGATAAGTTCGAGCTCGAAGACTTGTCAGATGTGACAAGCGGCGGCGAGAACATGCTGTTCTGCCCGCGGTGCGTGTTCATCGTCGCGCTGTACCATGTGAACGGCGTGGACAAGGACTGGACGCGCGGCTCGATTCATCCGAGCCTCATCTCGAATAAGATTCGGAAGATCGTGGAGAACGAGTTCTACAAGAACCCTGCGGCGACTTATAAAAAGTACCTCGGCGAGATGATCGAACGCCAGGAGGTCGCTGCGAACATCGTCCATGTCTCCGTTGACGTTGTGAATCGTCTGCGCGAGTTCCCGTTCGTGTTTATGACACCTGCCGATGCCGAGCGTTACAAGTTCGAACGCGGAGCGGAGATCGTCCTCGATGCCGGAGACGTAAAAGTCCGGCGCAGGCTCTACGGCTTCACGACAATCAAGGGGCGCTATCTCAAAAAATACGGGCGGCGCGAGACAAGCACCGTTCTGTTTCTGCCGGAGGTCTACGATGACGAAAAAACTGTGGCATGATGTCAAGGAAGAGCCGGTTCTCGGTTCTGCCGATTATGTGCGGATCGCGTGCCTGGTCGAGTTCGACATCTCGTGGGATGTCAAGGCTCGCCGGATTGATACAATCCGCATCTATCAGCCGGATCAGTGGACTGTTCCGTGGCCGCTGACCGTCAAGGAAAACCACATCGTCAAGTGGGCTTATTTCGACGACTTGATTTCAAATCAAACCTTTGTGAGGACAAAATGAAAATATCAAATGTTCGCGTGTACGACTTGGAGGAGTCGATTGTCGCGTCCGGCTTTCCGATGACCGCGATGTTCGATGAAATCGGCTTCTGCGATTGCGTCGACGACTTGAAGGCATACAAATATCAGGAGGCGATTGCCCGCGCAATCCGTCTCGCGTCTGCGCCGGACGGCTCCGGGCACCGGAATTTTTGTTCCGGCATCCTCGTTTCGCTCAATGTCACCGGGTCGAACGCCTGGTGGATGCAGATGGAACGTTACCACTTCGTGCAGATCGTCAGTTCTCAATCAAAAATGCACCGCCTGAAGAAGATGGTTCAGCTCGGCGACATGCCTCTTGTCAATCCGGCGACCGTCGAGCATCTGCGCGAGTGGCTCGGCAGACTGGAACGTGGCGAGATTTCGGAAGAGGATTTCATCTACGAGTGCCCGGTCGGTCTGCAGTTGACGGCCCGCATCACCACCAACTATCTGCAATTGCGGACGATCTATGTTCAGCGTCGGAACCACAAGCTGTCGGAATGGCGCGACTTCTGCGAGTGGATCGCTTCTCTGCCGTATGCGCGTGAACTGATAACGCTGGAGGATGCCGTCAATGCATGATAACGTCAATCATCCGGTTCATTACCAGCCGCTGTTCGAGATGAAGCCTCTCGAATGCATCGATATCACCAAGAACATGCCGTTCATCTGGGGCAATGCGTTCAAATATGTTTGGCGCGCCGGCTCCAAGGGCGACAAGGCGAAGATGATCGAAGACCTCCGCAAGGCTGACTGGTATCTTCGCAATGCGTTCGAGACCTACGACGGCTCCGTGATTCCGCAGGTCATTTTCGAGCAGATCAAGACGCCGGAATCCGACGAGCTGAAACGGAAGTGGGAGATTCTTCATCTTATCGTTTATCATGAAAGAGTTCTTGCCGTTGACCGAATCGAAAAATGGATTGCAGAGTTGGAGGCTCGCCATGTTGAAAAAGATTCATGAAGCCTTTCTGAACTTCTGCGAGGCGATCATCTGGATGTCGCTTCTCGCGTTTCCGGTCGGTGTGCTGTTCTACATCTTCTTTTCTATCGTTTTCGGAGGTGCGGAATGATTCGCTATGGTTCTGTCTGTTCCGGCGTCGAAGCCGCCACGCTCGCCTGGAAGCCACTCGGCTGGGAGTGTGTGTTTGTCTCCGAGGTCGAGCCGTTCCCGTGCGCCGTCTTGCAGCACCGCTTCGGTGCTACCCGTCCGATTCATCCGCTCGATCCTGCTGCAGCCGTTGACGATGCGGATGCCACCGAACGCCGTTCCTGGATGAAGCAGAATGAAAAACTGCGCGAGGACGGCGTGATTCCGAATGAGGGTGATTTCACTAAAATAGGAGACAAATATCGTGGAAAAATTGATTTGCTCGTCGGGGGCACGCCGTGCCAAGATCTTTCGGTTGCCGGACAACGCGCCGGATTCGAGGGCGAACGTTCTGTCCTCGCCATCGACTTTGTTCGACTGGCTTACGAGTCGAATTGCCGTTGGTTCTGCTGGGAAAATGTGCCCGGCGTATTCAGTTCAAACGGGGGGGGGGATTTCGCAAGATTATTATCCCTCTTTACCGGATGCGAAGTTGGAGTGCCCGAACAAGGGTTTGGTTCAGCCGGATTTGTTTGCAATGCTCGACGAGACCGTTTCGGAGTGGCATGGCGAGTGCTGGACGCTCAATTTACCAGAGTTCCCGGATGTTTCCCATTCGCCATTCCACAGCGAAGACGTCGTGTGTTCGTTGTCGGATATCTTGGAGATTGGCGACGTGCCGCCTCGGTATTACTTGAGCCGGGAAGCGTGTCTTGGACTACTCCGGCGCGCCGAAAAACGCGGAAAGCAGTTGCCGGCTCTTTTGGAAGCGGTATTAAAACACCAGGCGGCGTGCTGAACGGAAGCCATTGGGACGATTTTCTCGCAAATCCGCATCCTACTCTCTGTGCGTATAAGACCGGAATCGGTGCATCCAATCAGGAAGTGTTCGTTCAGCGTGGCGCGATGCTCGTGCCGGTGCTGGATTCCGTCTATACTGTCCGTATGCGCTCCGGCTGCGACGGTGGAGGCAAGGGTGCGTTGGTTGGCACGGAAATGAGCCACACGCTCGCTACGTCGAACGACCAGACTGTGATCTATACCATTGATGCAGATCGCTCCAATGCGATGAAGTCCTCGAATCCGAACAGTGGCATCCATGAAGCCGATGTGGCGAAGACGCTCGACACTACGGTTCCGACGCCGCAGAAGGCGCAGGGCGGACAGATGGTCGTGCAGTTCGCCGCCGGGTTCGTCGGCAGGCAGGGTGCCGAAGCCGGGAGCATCGGCTACGAAGCGGAGGTCTGTCCGACAATCCGGTACTCGATGAATCCCGACGTTGTGATTTCCCTCGCCGCGGGTCAAGGCGGCGAGTGGGGCTGTCTCGGCGTGGACGTAGCACAGACTCTCTCGCTGAACAACGGCGGTTTCCATTATATCGCGTGCTACGAGAACCATGCGAACGATTCGCGTGTCACGTTCTCCGGCAGCGTGTCTCCGTCTTTGACGAGCCGCGCCGGGACCGGTGGCGGCAATCTGCCGCTCGTCATGTCCTCGACCGACTTCTGCTTCGATGTCGGCAATGGGCAAGTCGACTGCTCGATGCATCCGCTATACGAGTGCGCGACTACGCTCCATTGCATGCACGATGCAAACGCGGTCATGTGCGTTCCGATTAACAGCATGATTATCGGCAAGGACGTGACGCTGACCGATCGGCAGACAATCGGCATCGGTCAGGACGGCGATGCGCTGCCTACGCTCCAGGCGAATCATCACCACGCCGTTGCGGTCGTCGCTTCGTTCATGGGCGGTCAAGGCTCTGCCGCGGGCGGCATCGGCTACCGCAAGGAGCTTTCTCCGACGATCAAGGCGTCTCCGTCTGGCGGCAACACCGTGCCGGACGTCATGGTCGCGGCGTGCGCGATTGCCGAGAACGTAATCGGCAGGCAGATTCATAACGGCGGCAACGGCGTGGGTGCGAAGCTCGAAGTCGCTTATACCATCGACACCGTTGGCGTGCAGGGCGTGGCGGTCGATGTGGTCGACAAGCAGGGCATGGCTCTGCGTGACGTCGTGCCGACTTTGACCGCGACCAGTTTCAAGGAAGCGCCGTCGATCAATGCGTTCGGCTATGTTCGCCGGCTTCTCCCGGTCGAATGTGAGCGCCTTATGGGCTTTCCAGACAACCACACTCGGATTCCGTGGAACGGACGGAGCGAGCTGGAATGTCCAGACGGGCCGCGTTACAAGGCGTGCGGGAACAGTTTTTGCGTGAATGTCGTGCGGTGGATCGGCGAGCAGATTCAGCGCGTGGATAATATGGAGGACGCTGACGATGCGGAAAGCAGAAAATAAGGAAGTCTGGTGCATCTGGAGCTTCGGCAACTTCCCGGACATCGTCCGTGGTGATGTGGTCGAGCAGATAGGCTTATCCTACAAGATTGATTTCCTCGATCAGCCGGAGCCCGATGTGCGGACTGTCTGCGGTGCTTTCGTCTACGAGAGCGAGCTTGCCGCTTATGTCGGACTGCGTGATTATCTGTCACACCGTCTCGAATCCATCAACAAAACAATCATCCGGCTTGGTGCCGGAAACAATAAATAAGGAGACTCAACCATGTACGATCCAGCCGAAGAAGAGGCGAGAGCCGAGAGGACTGCACGTCAGCAGGCCGAGGATTTCAAGAAAGCGATGAAGAAAATCCGCGTCGAGCGGAAGAGGCAGACCTTGCGCGCCGGGAAACTCCGCTGCAAACATGCCGTCATTCACACCGATTTCAATTTGAAAGGAAAGCGGAAATGAACAGTTGCGAAACGTGCGTTTTCAAAGAATCCGCGATTGACGGAATCTTCTGCGAATACCATTCCGAAACTGTTACCGGGATGCGCGAAGATTGCAATGCCTATATCCCGATGGAAAAAGAATCCGAGGTGTCCGATGATTGATTTCGATAAGTTAGAAGCTCGGTTCAAAACACTTTTAGGGACGCTTGAATTTGGCATCAACGTCAAGGGAAAGATCATATCTTACGATGTGGTTTATGCCGTTCGGCAAATGCTTCAAAACATCATTTTTGAGCTTGACGCAGAACTCGATAAAATCGAAAAAGAGAAAGGTGCAAAAAAATGAGCAGTTTCGATATTACTTTTTGTGATTGCAAAGATTGTCCGAAACGCGCAAATTGCAATCGTAATTCCGATCGGTTGAAAGGTTATCCTTATCCGGTCAGCTTCGCCGGATTCGCGCCGGATGAGAACGGCGAATGCGAATACTACTGGCCGATCAAAAATGAAGAGGACGAGGACTGCGATGACGATTTTTAATATCATTCTCGCGGTGGTGATCGTCTGTATCATCATCGATGCCGTCCGGTGCGGTGGGGGAAAGTGAATGAAAGAGATATTTTCTCGCACACTTGACGTGATTTGCTTCGTTGTCGTGTTTTTGTGGTTTCTTCCGCGCAGAAAACGCTTGAATGTCCTACAGAAAACGAGGGTCGAAAAATGAAAGACGTCAACGGAATCGAAATCATTGAGCCGGTCGCGCGAATCAATCGGTTAAACAAAACGGTCGAAATTCGCCGTTTCGAGACAATCTTCTCGGACAAGATGGATCGAAGCGAAATCCGAAACCTCTACACGCTTTATGTTCAGCAGGCAGAGGCAATCATCGCGTTCATGCGCGACGTCATCGACTATGCTCTGTACGACGGCATGGAATACGAAACTGCATCTCTGCTATCGCGTGCGGCAATTTGCTTCAAGCAGGCGAAGGCCGTGGATAACTATCTTTTGAGGACTGCAAAATGAATCTCCGAACTTTGAACAAGGTGCGTCGGCGCGCTTACCGTCTTGCCCGGAGGAAGTTCTTCGCCGGCACGGCACGATGGGTGTTCGGTGATGTTCCTCTCGAAAGACGGCTCCTGACATACAAATGCACTTATCCAGGCATGCCGAAGAGGATTTATGCGGAAATCAGGAATCGTCCGTTCGGCGATTTCTTTTACAGCGATCCCGCCGACATCGTGCGGGAAAAGAGAATGAGAACCCCAGCTCCCTGGGAAATGGAGGTGCTGAAATGACAATTGAAGAGTATTTAAACGCGATTATTACACGCAATCCCGCGCTCGGCAAGCCGGACGACGAGAAAGTCACGCTGACTTGCCGTGGGCTTCGTGCGCTTGTTCGTCAAGCGTACGAAAAGGGCTTTGAACACCACAAGCTGCTGTCTGAAAAAATAGATGGCGTGTTTGGCGACAACAATCCTTTTCCCTGGATGAAAAAATGATAAAAGAATACGATGAAATCATGATTGTCAACGGCGAGCTCTGCTTGATAAAAGATGGAGTCGGTCGGTCATATCCATGCCCGTTCGCGTACCCACATCCGTGCGGAACGTGGTGTCCTCACTTCGGTGACGGCAGCCATGCGAACGGCGATTTGCGGCTTGACTTCATTCTCACGCTCGGATGCTGCGGAACGCTCATCATGGCGAAAAGATATCAAGTCGCGAATTTTGACGAAACCAAAGGCGCGGTTGGCATCGGGCATCCGGTCCAGCAGTACAAGGAGATGCCAAAGCCAAAGAGCAAATCCCGCGTGATTGCATGGTCGGAAGCGTTCAGATTTGCAAGCATTGTTCGGGCTTACAATCAATGTCGAAGAAAAAGAAAGAAACCGGAGAACAAGCAATGAAAAAAGTCTGGCACAGCATCAAAGAGGAGCCGGTGATCGCCGGTGATTCCGTGCGGATCGCGTTCATGGCGCGGCGGTCGATCTTGAACTGTCAAAATCCGAGTCTTTTCTACACGTGCCTGGATTCCGTGCATCTTACCGGTCCGTCCGTTAATTGGGAACGGCACGTCCGTGTGCTCGGCATTGAACAGTGGGCCTATTGGGACGAACTCACGAATCGCCTGGATGTCGTGTTGAACAGAAAAGAGGTCGCGGAAGTCGACGGCAAGTGTGTTCTGACTGTTGGTTTCGGCGGAAAGCCGCCGCTTGCAGCAAAGATTCCCCAGGTCGGAGACGGAGTCAATTATCCGAATGGGAAATTGCATCGCGTGGTCGGCGTTCGTTATTCCTCGACCGCTGAACGCGCCGAACTGCACGTTGATGTGATTCCGTTCGATTATCAACTTGAACGCGAATTCTGTATCGCGCCGGCATGTGACGGCGAGTGCGAGAAATGCAACCGCGTCACTGTTGATGAACTTGAACGCGTCCGGGAAAATGGTCTACCGTGTCCGTTTACCGGAGCGGTCTGCTTGAAACCGAAAGAATTTAACTGCGAATTTCGATGCGAATTCTATCTCAAAATAAAACGCGACTGGATGGAGGAGGAGGAGAATTGATGAAAGAGATTTTTTCTCGCGTGATCAATGCTTTTTTCTTCGTTCTCGTATTTTCGTGTTTCTGCCGCGGAAAGGAGATGCAAAATGACAGAATCTGACGTCAGGCATTTAGAGCAATGCGTCGTCGAGGCGTTTCAGCGCGTCTTGAAGAAACGCAAGGTCGTTGTCAAGTCCCTCGACAAGGTCGTGGACGAGAAACGCGATCCTCTTTTTAAGACGATTCTCCTTTTCGCCGAGGCGCACGGTTTCAACTTTGTGTTCGTGAATGAAGCGGACGAGGACGAGTTCTTCCGCGTCTTTCCGACGAGGGACAGCGTTGTCCGGCTGATGCTCCGTCTGGTTTCCGCTGTCGCGGTTCGGAACCCGCGAAGACTGCTCGCCGTCTGCCGTGCGGTCGGCGTGTCGAAGGATATGCTGCACGGCTTCTCGTCCATGCGCGGTTCCCTGCCGCATTTCTCGACCGTGGTGGCGTTGTGCCACCTTGCCGGGTTCGCAATCAAAATCACGCACCGCGACTGGTGCGAAAAACAGTTTTTAACGTTCATGGAGTGACTATGACTTCTCTTGAAATTATCAGCTTGACGCAGAAGCGGCTCGCGAATTGCATGCTCGAACTTGCCGCGGCGCGTGAGAATCTGGAATGCATCAGTTCGGACGAGTCCGACTACGATGTGGTCGACATTCGGATGGATATCGACGAGGGCGCGTGCAAGATCGGTTTCGCGCTTGCCGCCTTGACCGACTGGCGCGACAGCAAGGAGCACCCGGAAAATGTGTGAAGTCAGGAAAGGGCAATTCGTTTTCAATCCGAACGAACCGGGCGGTGTGGAATCGCCGGAAACGTTCCTCATGCAAGAAGTTCTCGCCGAACTGCGCCGCGCCGAGCGGATTCATCCGACTTGGCCGGATGATCCGATCTACGCGGCCGCGATTATCGGCGAGGAGGCCGGCGAGGTCGTCAAGGCGGTCAACAATGCAGTGACCGGGAAAAAGGACGGCAAAGATTCCGATTACCGGACGGAAGCGATTCAGTGCGCGGCGATGTGCATCCGTTTTTTGAAGAATCTCGACAACTTCAACTGGGATACGAAATACTGATGGCTATCTCACTTCGACCTTATCAGCGCGAGGCGGTGGATGCCGTCTACAAGTATCTCGCCGAGCACGACGACAATCCGTGCGTTGTCACGCCGACCGCGAGCGGCAAGTCGGTCATGATCGCGCAGATTGCGACCGACGCCGTCAAGCTGTGGAGCGGTCGCGTCCTCGTCCTGGCGCACGTCAAGGAGCTCCTGGAGCAGAACGCCGGAAAGGTGCGCGCCCTTTGCGACGGCATCAATGTCGGCGTGTACTCTGCCGGTCTCCATTCCCGCGATACGGATGCGCCAATCATCGTAGCCGGCATCCAGAGCGTGTACAACAAGGCGGATAAGCTCGGCAAGTTCGACCTGATAATCGTTGACGAAGCGCACCTCATTCAGCCGGACGGCGAAGGTATGTACCGCACGTTCCTCTCCGCGATGAAGCGCATCAATCCTCTTGTGCGCGTCATTGGCTTTACGGCTACTCCGTTCCGGCTGAAAGGCGGTCTTATCTGCAAGCCGGAGAACATCCTCAATAAAATCTGTTATGAGGTCGGTATAAAGGAAATGATTGCGCAGGGGTATCTTTCTCCGCTCGTCTCGCGTGCTGGGCGTGCAAACGCCGACCTCTCGAATCTGCATATCCGCGGCGGCGAGTTCGTCGCGGACGAGGTCGAAAAGGCGATGGATTCTGAACGGCTCACGCTGTTCGCGTGCGGTGAGATCATCGAGCTGACGAAAGATCGGAAGAGCGTGCTGATTTTTGCCTCGTCCGTCAAGCATTGCCGTCACATCGCCGAGACAATCGAGGAGAAGTCCGGCATGGAGTGCGCTGTCGTCACCGGCGATACTCCGGCAGACGAACGCGCCGAAATCATCGCACGTTTTCGTGGCGAATCCGTGCAGGATATGTTCGGCGATGCGAAACCGCCGTTGAAGTTTCTCTGCAACGTGAACGTGCTGACTACCGGATTCGACGCACCGAATACCGACTGCATCGTTCTGCTCCGTCCGACGAATTCGCCGGGGTTGCTTGTGCAGATGGTCGGTCGCGGATTCCGACTTTCGCCTGGGAAGACCAATTGCATGGTCCTGGACTACGGCGAGAACATTTTGCGGCACGGTCCGATCGACTGCATCCGCGTCCACGATAAGACGCCGGGTCATGGCGATGCACCTGCGAAGAAATGCCCGGAGTGCTACGCGTTGATTCATGCCGCCTACAGCAAGTGCCCGGAGTGCGGTTACGAGTTCCCGCCGTCCGAGCATTCGAAGCTGACGGCGAACAGTTCCGGTGAGGCGATTCTTTCCGGCCAAGTGACGTTCGACGATTACGAGGTCATGGATATCACCTACGAAGTCCATGCGAAACGCGGTCAGCCGGATGCGCCGAAGACGCTGATGGTGACCTACATGATCGGTTTTCATCAGTTCAAGTACGAGTTCGTCTGCCCGGAGCATACTGGCTATGCACGCGACAAGTTCGTCCGCTGGTGGAAAGAACGAGCGGCAGACGGCGTTCCCGTGCCGGACACCGCAAAGGAAGCGGCAGAATGGGCGTGGATGGGTGCGTTGGCGGAGCCTACGTCCATCCGCGTGCGTTCCGTCTCCGGCGAGAAGTACGACCGCGTTGTGGCGTGGAAACTTGGTCCGAAGCCGCAGGGGATCGCTCCGCGTGAGAACATCGGCACGTATGACGACTGCCCTTTCTGAAATGGAACGGAATGGCTGATGCGACAATAACCATTGGAGGTTTTGTAAAATGATTTTTGCGATAGATTTCGACGGGACCATCGTGGAGAACCGTTATCCCAAGATCGGCAAAGTGAATTTGCGCGGGGCGCAGTTCATCCGCGAGCTGAAACGCCTGGGGCATGTCTTTGTCTTGTGGACGTGCCGGAGCGGTGCCGAACTTGATGCGGCGGTCTGCTATTTGCGTGCGATGGGGCTTGAGCCGGACTATGTGAACGAGAACGTTCCGGCGATGTGCGAGCAGTACGGCAACAACTGCCGGAAAGTGTTCGCGGACTATTATATCGACGACCGCAATCCCGGCGGCGTCGTCTGGCCGTTCAAAGCTCTTGTCTGGCGAGGTGGCAAATGAATGTTGACCGAACAGAACTTGAACGTGCGCTCCGCGTGTGGTTCCGTCCTGGCGATGTGTTCGAGATTCGCGTCCTCGATGCGACCACGCGCAACTATTTCCGACCTCACATCGAATCCGGTTATTTCGACTATGAGCACATCGAATCGATTGCCGGTGCGCTTGGGCACATCATCTCGGCGAAGGGCTGCTATGCGACCGTCAACCCGGTCAAGCCGGAACTGCTAAACCGCGCCGTCAACCGCGTACGCGCCGCGGGTCGTGAACCGACTACCGCAGACGGCGATATCGTCTGCCGCCGTTGGTTGCTGATCGACTGCGACGCGAAACGGGCGTCCGGGATTCCGTCCTCGGATGCCGAGCACGATCTGGCGCGCGCGAAGGCAGTGGAAATCCGCGACGGCTTCGCCTCTATGGGCTGGCCTGCTCCGGTCGAGGTAGATTCCGGCAACGGTGCTCAATTGATGTACCGCGTTGATCTGCCGACTGCGGACGGAGAGCTCGTCCATTCCGTTCTGCGGAGCGTTGCGGCTGTCTCGTCCGATGCAGTCGACATCGACATCACCGTTCACAATCCGGCGCGCATCTGGCGTCTGCCTGGGACGATGAACTGCAAGGGCGATTCTACCGGGGAGCGTCCTCATCGTATGGCGCGGATTCTGTTTGTGCCGAAGTCGCTCGATGTCGTGTCCGAGGAGCAGTTGCGGTCTGCGTGTTCCGTCTCGTCGGAACCTGCCGTTCAGCATGTCGCCGCTCCGGTGGTGGACTATTACGAGAAGTTTGACCTGGAATCGTGGATTTCGAAGCATTGTGTCAACGTCTCCGGTCCGATGCCATGGAAGGACGGACGCAAGTGGGTTTTCGACGTCTGCCCGTTCAACTCCGACCATGCGAATCGCTCTGCAGTCATCACCCAGCTGTCCAACGGCGCGATCTCGTTTGTCTGCCATCACAACGGTTGTAAGGGCAACGACTGGTCGAAACTGCGCGACATGCTCGATCCCGGACACGATTCCGTTCAGCAGAGCGTTCTTTACCCGGAAGTCGACATGTCGGAGTTCCTCGACAAGATTTCGGAAAAGAAGTCCAAGAAAGAGAATCCGTTTGACGATCCGGGCGATTTCCCGGCGGGGCTGCTGTCCGTTCCGGGAATCGTAGACGATGTAATCGCGCTCGACTTGAAGACCGCGCCGTATCCGAACCGCGTCCTGGCGTTCGCCGGCGCGATTGCTCTCATGTCGTTTCTGCTCGGTCGCAAGATTCACGACAAGCGCGACGTCTACACGAATCTGTACATGATTGCGCTCGCTGATTCCGGCACGGGGAAAGATCATCCGCGCAAGGTCAACATCGCGCTTCTGCGGTCGGTCGGCGATCTCGGCGGCATCGCGGATTCTTTTGCGTCCGGTGCCGGCTTGGAGGATTCGATGTACTCGTGTCCGGTTCAGCTGTTCCAAATGGACGAGATCGACTGGCTGTTCAATACGCTCAAAGGCGCGAAGGACGCGTCCATCTCGGAATCAATCAACGACAAGCTATTGAAGTTCTACTCCGCATCGAGCTCGATTTACCCGCTCCGCAAAAAAGCGGTCGACCGGGGCAATGCGAACGCCGAGAAACTGAACCAGGCGCACATCTGCAATCCAAGCCTGACGCTGTTCGGAACCGCCGTGCCGGACTATTTCTACGAGTCGCTTTCCCGGCGCGTCCTGGAGAACGGTCTTGTGGCGCGCTGTCTCATCGTTGAGGCTGGCATCCGCGGGCGGCACGGCTCGCCGTCGAGCATTGACAAGTATATTTCGGACGATCTGCGCGACCGCATCCGCTTTCTTGTCGATCTTCCGCAGAATGAGGACATGCTCGGCAATCCGAGTGCGCTCGACATGCCGGAGACAGAAGCCGCGGGCGAACTGTGCGAGAAGCTTCTCGAAGTCTGCGAGGGCTACTACAATACGTTTGCGAAAATCAACGAGAAAGGCGCGATGGCTTTGTGGAACCGCGCAATGGAAAAGGTCCACAAGCTCGCGATGATCTACGCGTTCTCCGTCTCGCCGTTCAAGCCGTGCGTCGACACGACCGCTGTCCAGTGGGCGTTCGATTTTGTCTCGTTCTGCACGCGGAAGATGCTGTTCCGAAGCGGGCAGTTCTGCTATGAGAGCGAGTTCGACAAGCTGCGGAAAAAGTTCCTGAAGCTGATAACGGACGGGGTGACCGGACGCAGTCAAATCCTGCAGAGGCTCGGAATCAGCAAGAAGCAGATGGACGAGCTGGAAGCTACCATGCTCGACGCCGAAAAAATAGAAATAGCATCCACGCGGCCGCGTGTTTACAAAATTCGATAAGGAGAAAAACAATGCCAATCACAATCGCAAGCGTTTTTACAGCCGACCTGCTGGACAAGGCGTATATTCTGCTGAATTCAATTAAGCAGAACAAGAAACCGGAGACGAATGTGCATTACATTCTGTTCATCAAGTACACCTCGAACTGCAACAAGGCGTTCTGCAAGAAGTATCTGGACGATCTCGTCTCCGACGATTTCCGAATCTCCATTTTGAGCGCGTCGACGTTTGAGAAAAATATCCACGTCAAGGGCGTTCCGTATTTCCTTTTCATCCGGTGCCTTCTGCCGAACATTCTGCTGAACTGCGACAAGCTGATCTACCTGGACGTTGACGTGGCGTGCGTCCGTCCGGGCATCGAGGCGTTGTGGAACATGCCGATGGACAGTCTGTACGTCCGTGCCGTCATTGACCCGCCGGTTCACTGGTGCCCCGGCTGCGACGAGGATTATCACAATACGCGTGCGGTCAATTATTTCAATGCCGGCGTTTTGCTGATGAACTTGAAGAAAATCAAGGATGACGGCTTGGCGGATGTCCTGGAGCATTGGTGCGCCAATTGGGATCACGAGTTTCTGCATTGCGTTCACCGCGACCAGACGCTGCTGAATTATCTTCTGAAAGCCCATGTCGCCTTGATTCCGTTCAAGTGGAATAACATGGTTTTCGGCGTGTCGAACGTCACGTTGAGTTCCTACGAGCGGTGCCTCGTCCGAATGGAAGGCTACGGAAGTTGCCTTGATTCGCTCCGCGACGCCGTGTTCATTCATTTCGTCGGACCCGGAAAGCCGTGGAACGATGCCGAGCTGAAGCGTGGCGAAGCCGTGTTCCCTTACTTGAAGCAGGAGCTCGCGATGTGGAAGCAGATCGAAGAAAAATACGGGAAGCGAGAATAGCCTTTCCAACTTTCTGCCGAGTGCTCAATTGCTTTCCGCAGAATTAAAAATCCCGTCGGTGCTGCCGTCGACGGGATGCTTTTTTTCTTCGTTTTAGAGGTCATTATTGTTTAGTTTCAGCACCATTTTCCGGCGGCCGGATGCCCTGGGGGAGTTCGAGCCAGTCCGGGACGACCTCTCCGGGTGCAGGGCGCCTGCCCTCACGAATCTGGCGTTCGATCTTCCTTTTCTCGCGTTCGGCAAGTTTCTCCGGCGAATTGTGGCGCGCCTCGAATGCGGCGCGGACGGCGGGATCGGTTCGTCTCGCCTCATAGACTTTCGCGCGCCCCTCTGCCTGACGTCGGATGGCTTCTTCCGACAGTGGCTTTCTCGGTTTCTTGACGATTTCGCCCGCCTCGATCATGGCACGGCGTTTCGCCCATCCGGCTTTCAGCTTTTCGCTTCGCGCGGCTCGCTGTTCCGGCGTGAGGCTGTTCATGTGCTTCTTTGTCTTGTCGGCGATCTTCTGGATGCTTGCACGGCTTTTCGGCGTGCTGCCGAGCTGCGAGGCTACAATCTCGCGTGCGTTGTCCGGCAGGAACTCGTATTTATCGAACGCAAGCCATTCGGCGAATCCTTTCTTGACGAGCGTTTCGAGCATCCATGCGGATGCCTGGTTCATCTTGGCGGTGACGATTCCCCAGGTCGGCAGTTCGAGCGTTTTGAACATGGTTCGGAACCGCGAGGTATAACGCGAGTTTCGCTGTCCGGTGGTCTGCTGTTCCGGCTGTTCTTCCGGCGCGATGGCATCCACGAGCTGTCGCGTGATCTGGTATGCGGTATAGCCTCGGATGATTGTGTCTGCCGAGCCGAGTTTCTCGTTGGCGTAGAATTTGAGTTTCAGCATGGCTCACCAGTCGATTTCGCGGATGGTGCATTCGTGGAGCGGCGGCGTGATGCGGCCCCAGTTCTGTCGGACGTTCTCCGGCACGCAAACGGCGAATCGCGTGTCCATGTACGTCTTGTCGAGTTCTTCGAACAGTGCTTCGAGATCGTCCGGGACTCCAGTCTTGTCGAATCCGGTCTGCTCCACGAGCCATTCCTCGAACGGCTGTGCGTTCATCTCGTCATACCAGTTGCAGAGTTCATCGAACGTGCAGACCTTGATGCAGTTCTTTCCGAAGTTCTTCTCGATGTCATCGTTGACAAAAAATTTCGTCCAGTACTGCCAGTTGGATTTTCTGTCCTCAAGCAAATCACCGGAGATTTTCAAAGAGAAATTCGCCCACGTCGTCGAGTCGAAGAATTCGCCGGCGTCGATCTTTGCGTACCGTTCGAGAGCATAGTTGTATATCTTGACTGCGAGGAGGTTTTCTGTCGCGTTGACGGCGGCGAGAATAACCTGGTCTTTTTCTGTCGTGTGCTTGTCTGCTTTCTCGATGATGAATTTCGGATTTTCCATGATTTCGTCTGCGTCCGGCTCACCGATCCACGCGTGGTTGTCTCCGGTGATTTCCGCTGCGATGTAGTCATCCACGAGCGATCTGATTTCGTTTTCCGTCATCTCGTCCTCAACTTTCTGCCGAGTGCTTATTGGCTTTTTAATTTAAGTCGTTTTTCGTGTTTTGTCAAGCCGATTTTGCTGTTTCGGCTTGACAAAACTTGTTTAGAAGTCATTATTATTCGGAGACCTCGTCTTTTCCGGCGATGCCGAGCAGGGTGCGGACGGAGGTCGGCAGGGCGGTTTCGGGTCCGTGCCATGAGCCTTGTCTCCAGTAGAAGCCGGATGTCTTGAGGTCATTGATGATGCTCCGGTCCGGCTTCTCGGCGAACGTGACCT